TGGACAGTAACACATGGCGTTTCGTAATAGAGAGATGATGTGATTCTAACATTCCAGCTACCATAAAGGAGATTTTGATGCCCAAAGAGGTTAAATATAATCCTGATACTCCTGTTGGAACGCTTATGAAGGCGTATAAGCAAGTAAATAGATGTGATGCTCTCTCTGACATTTGGAATAAGAAATATGAGGGCAAAACTCTCGGCGAAATGGCTGACGGCTGCAAGGATAAGGATTTTAATCCTACTTGGGGAATCTGGTTTCTACACAAGTTCGGGGAGGAAACCGATACCAGCCTTCGCCAAAAGATAATTGCTGCTATCAAAGACTCAATGACAGCCTTCCAAGTTTATCTTTCTTATTCTTGGCTAACAGATGAAGAGGATAAGCTACTAGAAGAGAAGTTCAAGGGCAAGCTGCCAACTGCCGAGGGTGAATTAGAAAAAGGCATTGTAACGAGGGCTAAATGGAAGTAACAGCTTATAAGACTCCAGGAACTTGTGCCAATGTTGACAGAGGTCAGGCTGCCTGGGCTAATCCAGATAATGCTAAAACCTCCAATGATGCTTATGCAAGTAGTGAGATGGGTAAATCAGGCCAATCTAATTGGCTTCGTGTTACCAACTTTGACTTCACTACCACTGATATTCCAGCAGGAGCAACAATAGATGGGTTTGATGTCAAGATAGAACGCAAGGCGAGTCCAGGTAATGCTATATTTGATTTAGGACTCTACCTGAGAAAAACAGCGGGGCAGCAGGGGAGTAATAAAGCATCAGCAGTGAAATGGGGAACAAGTGATGCGGAGATTACTTATAATTGGACTTCTGGACAGTTTGGAACACTAATTGACTCTGATATTCAGGATAGTGGGTTCGGAGCAGATTTGGCGGTGGAAAATTATCCTGATGGAATTTCCACTGCCTATGTAGATGTTATCTCAATAAGAGTTTACTATACAATTCCTCCTCCTAATACAGGAGCAACTTTACCGAGTTTAGGCTCAACTGAAGATAGAGATGGGAAGGTAGCTTGGACTGACCCAACAAATATCCAGGCTGAGGCGGGTTATACATATAGTGGTATTTTAGCTTCTACATACTCAGACTGGCTGAGGGCTTCTGATTTTGGGTTTACTATTCCCTCTACTGCTACCATAGATGGAATTAAGGTTGAGATATATAGAGCAGGTTCTTATACTAATAAACTAAAGGATTCATCACTTAGGCTAGTGGATGCAAGTGGAACTAATGTGGGGGATGATAAAGCCTCAGCGAGTTATTGGCTAACAGCCCCAACTACTGTCGCTTATGGTAGTGATGGTGATACTTGGGGGGCATCACCAACTCCCGCAATGGTTAATGACTCGGACTTTGGAATTCGTCTATCCGCAGCAAATGTTGATACCGAAAACAGAGTTGCTCTTGTCTATTGGGTTAAAATAACAGTCTATTATACAGAAGCAGGAGGAGCTACCCTAGAGATAAGTCTATCTGACACTCTGGCGATTTCAGATTCTATCTCAAAAACTGTCGAACTCAATAAATCGGAATCGGTAAGCATCTCTGATTCGATAGCCAAAACAATAGGCCTGGTCAAGGCAGACACGGTAACGATTGCCGATGCTATCGCAAAGTTGATTAGTTTGGGCAAGTCTGAATTGGTTACGATTACCGATACCTTCACTAAGGCAATGAGCTATGCCCTGTCCTTGGCCGATAATGTTGGGATAACAGACTCAATAAGCAAGGCCATATCGCTCGTCAAGGCTGATGCGATGGCCATTACCGACAGCATGACAAGTGTTCTCGGCACATTTCATTCCATTATTTTATCTGACCTAGTAACCATAATCGACTCTTTGGAAGGCATATTAAGAACCAAGGTCTACCTGAAGCAAGCAGTTGCCCAGATGGAGATTAAGGGGATGGATATAGCCAAGATGTCAATTAAGGGACTGGACATAGCCCAGATGGAGATTAAGGGAATGGATGTAGCCCGGATATCTCGTAAAGGAATAGACATGGCCCGGATGGGGATTAAAAGAATGAACATAGATAAGACACCCCTATACAGATGGATCACCAGGAGGTGGACAGCATGACATTTTCATATTTATTAGTTAATGACATTGGCAAGATAAGGCTCATTATATCCGATAAGGATGAGCTCGATTATCACTTTGAAAATGAGGAGCTTCAGGTATTCTTAGATTCCGAGGGTTCGGTCAATCTGGCTGCGGCCGGGGCTTTAGAGAGTTGGGCTGCCGCTTATGCCCTGAATGCCGACAATGAATCTATCGGAGGGTATTCTTATGCCCAGAGTATCACTAAGAAGATGCTTGATATGGCAACTAGATTAAGGGCAGGGGATAGCGCTACCCCGGCTATGGCCTGGGCAGAACCCGATTTGCTGGGAACTACCGAAGGGGATATATGACATTTGATTCTTTGCTTATCAACGAATGCGATATACAGGAATTTACAGAGACCGGGACCGATGATTATGGTCGCCCTACCGGGAACTGGACACTTACTTATGAAAATGAGCCTTGCCGCCATGTCTCGGGCAAAGGCAGAGAAGTTAAAGTAGGGCAGGAAGTAATGATAATTTATGATGAACTCTTTGTGGGAGACATAGAAGTAACTGACCAAGACCAAGTTATCATACACCCCGATGATTTGACATATCAGATTATCGCGGTCCTTTTTAGACAAGATGGCAAAGGCAGCCATCACAAGCATCTTTTTCTGGAGATAGTCAAATGAAAATGAGTAGTTCGATAGAACTTAATCTCAAGACAGACGAGGCGATAGGAAAAGTCACAGAAGCCTCTAAAATGGCCATGAGAGACACCACAGTTGATGTTACCCATGATGCCGTGCAATTATCCCCCTGGAGGACAGGGAACAACCGTAGGTCAATAGTTGGTGAAGCGTCAGGCATGGGAGCAGTAGCTTCTGGGGGAGAAGGCAGAGCCGAGAGAATGGTTGATGATTCCAAGATAGAAGGAGCTGTCTATTCCACTTCAGGATATGGCGGGTATTTAGAGACCGGGACATCTAAGATGGCTGCTCGCCCTTATATCAAGCCGGCATTGGATAAGAACTTCACTCAGGAGAAATATGCCGAGAAAGTCAAGAGGTATTTGAAATGAGCTTACCAGATACCAATACTATATTAAGGACATATTTATTGACTCAATCAGTGGCTACTTCAGTAACGAATAGAATCTATTGCCCCCGCGCTCCGGAGAATGCTGGCCTTCCCAATATTACATTTTTTACCCGGGGTGGGCGATCTACCCCTTATATTCCAGATTTGCCATCTCCTAGCGTTCAATTTGATTGCTGGGCAGATGATCCTGTTGAGGCTAGAACGATTTATAGAGCCTTATACGATGCTCTCCAGGGCATTCAGAACGTGGACGTGGACGACAATGTAATTCTATCCGCGATAGAAGAGGTACAAGGACAGGATTTAGTCGATACAGATATACCGGGAAGATTCAGGGTCCTATCCTTCTGGGAGATAATGATTAAATAGGAGGTTTTAATGTGACAAAGAAAGCTAAGAAAACTAAACCAAAGGGCTTCTCAAAAGCCGAAATAGAATCGAGATATCAAGCATTCCTGAAAAAGGGAAAAGGAGGTAAATAACAATGGCAAAAACAATCGCAAATGTATTAGTGGGGACAGCGACTTTATATGTGAGGCAGCCCAATGACTCGATTGCCGAATGGGATACTGCTCATGTCCAGGTAGGCACACATTCGGTAAAACTCTACAAGAATGGTTCTGGTAATGCAGGAAGTACCCACCTAGAACTATCAGGACTCACTTCGCGGGGCATAACAATGACCCATGTTGCAACTGATCCAACAGATTTTAGTTTCTACTATTGGTTATCAGGTGCTCTTGGGAATTATCTTCAGTTTGAGATGCTGTTTGAAGACCCTGATTCCGAAGGCTGGGCAGAAATAACCGTAGTCAAGCAGCAAACAAAAACACCAGTTGATCCTGAAGCGTGGGTACTGGAAACCCTTGCTGGTGGTGACAAGTGCGGTATTGGTGGGCATGCAGAAGATGGTACTCCCTTCTTCCTCTGGGATTTATCAGTTACTGCCACTGATATGGCTACAAAATGTAATGATCAAGGGTGTACTGATGCCGGTGCATGGATGCTTGAAAGAGTGAGGCTTGAACTTTGGGAACCAGAACCAGCTAGAACCGCTTATGTTGACACGGTTGAGATAGATAGTACAGTTTATACAATAGAACCCGGCGGAGATGGCCCCGGTATTGCTTTGAGTAGTGCTTTCACCGAAGTCGGCTATACCGAAGATGGTGTGAATATGGAATACGCCGCTGAGGAAACTGACATCATGGTCCATGAAGAAACTTTCCCCATAGACAGTGCCATAACGAAAGAATCGATAACGATCACCTGTAATATGGCCGAGGCTTCATTAGTAAATATGAACAATGCCATGGCCGGTGCCGTGCTATCAGGAACCAAAATCACCCTTGGGGATGGAGTGAATAAGACTATGAACCTGAAGATAGAAGGCACTAATCCGGCTGGATATTTGAGGGCGATTCAAGTTCCGAAAGCCGTTGCAAGTGGAACAGTCGGGATGAGCTACAAGAAGGGCGAAAAGACCATTATCCCGGTATCCTTCAAGGCACTAAAGACACAGAATAGCCCTGTTTGCACAATAGTAGATAACGCTGCATAAGGAGGCACATGAGTAGAACAGAAGAGCAGATAGTTGCACAGGCCCCGATTCTGATTTATTTCGGGGGTATTGAATACGAGGTAAAACCTCTCGTTATCAAAGAGGCTAGGGAATGGCGAAGGAAACTCGCTGAAATGATGGGGCAAATATCTCCCGCCGTGAATGCCACTACTGATAACCCTGAGCAATTCCAGGAGGGGATAAATAGCCTGTTCGTGAGTATGCCCGATACGATTATCGATTTGGTATTTGAATATGCCAAAGACTTACCAAGGGATGCGGTAGAAGCTGTTGCTACCGATGAAGAGATGGCAAAAGCCTTTGAAAGCATCCTTGAGGTGGCTTTCCCTTTAGCTCGAAGCGTGACGAAGATAACAATGAAACTCTCACAATAGGTGAGACCTTCGAGTTCCTTCTTAAAGAGTGGCATATAACACCCGACTATATCGTAAACAACTGGACAAACGAGCTCCTTAACCTGATGATACAGAAGCTAGAAAAGCGAATAAGAAGGGAGCATGAGCTTATTTCCAAGCCTGAAAATAGTGGCCAGTTAGTTTCAGATAAGGAACTCTTCAATCAACTAGGAAATAAAATAAAGGTGAGAAAGAAATGATTTCAGTAGGCGATGCAGTCGTTAAATTAGGATTAGACAAAACGCAATTCAATGAAGGTATGCGCTCGGCCGGCGATGAAACCGATGCTTCAGCACAGAAAATGCAGAAAGGTATGCGCATCGCTGCGATTGCCATAACTGCCGTTGGTATTGCTGGGCTTAAATTAGTAGCCGATGCCCGCAAAATGAACGCTGAATTGGGTCAAACAGCTATTACGGTGGGTATGACGACAGGAGAGATGAGGGGATTAGCCCTAGAGCTTTCTAATGTGACTTTCAGGCTGAAATCCGTGATACCGACGCTTGAACTTTTAGCTAGAGCTGGAATCCGTGACAAAGAGGTATTGAAGGCAGTGGCAAATGCCTTTGACGCTTTAGCTGATGCGACAGGTTCTAGTGCTGAAGTTGTGGCAGATCAATTGATTCCTGCATTTAGTGTATTTGGGCTGGAACTTCCTAAAACTAATGAAGAGATGGATAAGTTCACATGGCTGGTTAAGAATACGATGATTAACCTCTCAGATTTTGCTTCAGTTATGGATTATGTGGCCATGTATGGCTCAGAGTTAAGTGTCACTCTCGATGAGATGATAGCTATTATGGCCATCCTGAACGACCGAGGGATAATGGGTGCAGCAGCCACAAGGTTATTCCGAACTGCCGTATCACAGGCAGCTAAAGAAGGAATGAGCCTAAACGATGCTCTGAATATTAGCAATGCAACCATGGGTGAATACATTGACAAAATAGGCACTGAAGCTGTAGGGGCGACACAAGCCTATGCCGAGGTAGCCAATGAACAGTTTGGCATTATGGACAAACTAAAGACGGCATGGGATGATCTTACCTTTTCAATGGGTTCATTCTTGACTCCCCTAGAACCAGTTTTTGCCCTTATGACAGCATTGGGACCAATGATGTTAGCAATGTCTCTAACTACTCTTCCTGGGCTGATAGCGAATCTTAAAACATCAGCCATAGCTCTCGGAGGCTATGCCGTTGCTGCTTTTAAGGCTGTGGCCAGTAATGTAGCCCTAGCAGCTTCTAAGATATGGGCTTGGGCCTCTGCAATACCAATAGCAGGTATCGCCATCGCCATAGCTGGAGTAGCGGCACTAATAGCAAGTATAGCCATTGTTAAAAGCAGGGCGGCAGCAGCAGTAGCGGAATTAGCCGAAGGTGGGATTGTAACGAGACCTACGAGAGCCTTGATAGGTGAGGCGGGTCCTGAGGCGGTTATTCCTCTTTCTCAGGCTGGCTTGACGGGTACAAAAGAAGTGCATATTCATGTCGGCAACTTTATGGGTGATGAAATGAGTATGCGGCAATTTGTGCGAAAAATTGACCAGATGTTAAAGGAAGAGGGCAGGCGCAGCGCCTTTGGCCAGGTCAATCAAGGCTGGTATTACGGGAGAAGCAGTCTATGACTTTCGAGGTAAAAGTCGATTGGGATGCCACAAACTGGGCTGATGAGCCTGACTTTTCAGAATCCTATGATGATATATCCGGAGATATAGATACTGGCGGTGTTACTGGGCTGGACTGGCAGCGGGGAAAGCAAAGAGAGGAAGGGAATGCCCCGGCCGCGACTTTAACGGTAGAACTCAGGCGTGGCCTATGCCAGAAATATTCACCATTTACAACTGACGCTGACCTAGCAGGGAAGATACGACCCTGGCTTCCTATAAGAGTCCGGGCATATCATCTCGGGGCGTATATCGCTGCATACTTTGGATTCATTGAGAGGATAAGTTTCAACCCCGCATTGGGAATTGAATCGGTAACATTCTATTGCACAGATGGGATCGACTTATTGGCAAGACAACTAATTACGCAAGACCTGACAGATAAGGAAATTTGCTCTGATGGTCAGGCTGTTCACAAGATTTTAGATGCGGCAGGCTGGCCTCGCGATAGGAGAGATATAGACATGGATGGGGGAAGTGATTTACTAGCCTATCCTGCTTCGAGTTCATACTAGGAGATGATATGCCAGCAATTTCAGATGTAACCGATTTACAGAATATGAACAATGACCTGGCCGGGACTTACTGGCTTGCGAATGACATAGATGCCGCAATTACTTCTACTTGGAATGGTGGAGCGGGGTTTATACCTATTGGGCAAGGCGCTCCATATTTTACAGGAAGTCTTGATAGTAAGGGCTATGTCATTTCAGATTTATTTATCAATAGGCCTGCCACGGATTACATAGGCCTTTTTGGTGTAATCACCACAGGCGCAGTATTGAAGGATGTTGTCTTAACGGATGTTGATATTACCGGCGATGATTTTGTTGGGGGATTAGTTGGCTACGACTTCGGCACTAGCACGACAATAAGTGGCTGCCATACAACAGGATCTGTTGAGGGTATTGATGATAATGTCGGTGGATTAATCGGTGGGGAAGGCAGCACAGGTCTTTCTATTTCAGATTCCTATTCAACCGCCACTATTACGGCCGGTGTTGGGGGCGGTTTCATAGGGGGGTTTATAGGATGGCTTGCAGCGAATGGAGTAATCGCCGGATGCTATGCAACTGGCAATATTACAGCAGGGGGATTTAGACTTGGGGGCTTTGCGGGTCAGATATGGGACGCTGGTTCTACATTGGCAATTTCCAAGTGTTATGCAGCGGGCAATGTGGAATCAACTTCACCATTCAATGAGGTAGGGGGATTCGCGGGCTATGTCAGAGAGACAGGAACGACCACAATCAACGATTGTTACGCAAGGGGGTCTGCTATAGGTGATGAACGGATAGGCGGTTTTGTCGGCTATCTTCTTGGTGGCACAATAGAAGATTGTTACTCTACTGGAGCTCCTTCAGGAAGCGCAGATGTTGGCGGATTCTGTGGGTTGAACGGCGATACAATAACTGATTGCTTCTGGGATACTGAGACAGCAGGGACAGCGGTTAGCGATGGAGGAACAGGCAAAACGACTTCTCAAATGCAAAGAAAGTCAACCTTCACCGATGCCGGCTGGGATTTCATTATTATATGGGCAATTAACGGAATAACGAATGCTGGTTATCCATTCTTCTGGACAATGCCGCCAGAACCCCCGCCTGATGCGCCGCGCAGAACAGTGGCAGTTCAAGATAAAATCACCCTCGAATCAATACGGAATGTCGAGATGGCAGCTGGAGGGCGATTTTATATCAATGAGGAAGGTAAGGCCGTCTATAAATCACGCTATGCGAGGAATCTCTAATGGCGATATATAATGCCAATCAATTAAGAGACTTCACCTTAGAGATTTCAGATAGAGAAATCTATAATGACATCCGGGCTGAATGTGACATCACAGAAATTCTGACAGTACGACCTGATGCAACACCTGAATATTTCGAGAGCTTCACGGCAGGCAATGGGGAATACGGTATAGCGATTGATGCAACTGTAAATATCGTTATCACTGCCCCATCTATCCATACCGAAATAGTTTGGCTTAATATAGCATCCTATTCGGCCAGCCCGGTCACTTTATTCGGCTGGGGCCAGGGAGCATGCGAGGAATTAGGTGGTGAATGGCGAGATGGAACCCCCCCTATGTGCCTGTTGCCTCCTAGCTTGGCAAAGGTGACTCTTAAAATCATAACTCGAACAACAACCTCCTGCACGGTAAGGGTTGAAAATAAATCAGACTATGCAATCGGGATATGGATTGATGTGGCTTATATTGCACTGACACCTGAAACTCGTTATATCAAACTGCGGTCCATAAATGAGACTAGCATTGAAAAATATGGGCGTAGGGCAATGGATTTGAAATGGCCTTTGGGGATAACCCCTAATACAATGCAATCGCTAATAGACAACTATTGCACACGCTATTGTGAGCCCGTCTGCTTTGCTTCAAAGACTTTAGAAGGCGAGACAGATGCGAAGATTATTCAAATCCTGAATATGCGGATAGACGATAAACACGAGATCATACATCCTGGATTAGCCATGGATGAGGAATTTTTTGTCAACAGTATCAATATCTCATTTAGTCGAGAGGGAACTGGAATCTTAACAGGAACCTTTGGCCTTGAACAAGTTAGAAGTATCGAAGAAACAACTTACTTTATCATAGGAACGAGTTTAATCGGTGGCGCTCATGTTATAGCGCCATAGGAGGAAATCATGGCATGGACACTACCTAAAGATTGGTCGGACGGAGACACAATACCTGAAGGAGACCTCAATACTCATGTCAGAGACAATCTACTTTTCCTGAAGAAAAACATACTATTAGAAGCACCAGTGGAATTGACTATTGTTGGCACGAGTGTGACAGCGACGCAAACATATCACACAATAGATACCGTGGGAGGAACTGCCGATGAGAGTGTTTTAGCCACAATCGGAGGCGGGGCTGATGGCAGGATTCTCATTTTGCGGGCAGAGAACGATGCTAGAACGGTTGTCCTGCAGGCTGGGGCAAATCTTGTCCTAGGGAGAGATATTTCCCTTGATGATACCGATAAACATGTGGCCTTGATATGTGATGCTGCAGGGAATTGGCACTTATTATTCTCAGACAGGGATTTAACCTTCACGGTAAACGCTTTTCAATATCCAGCTCCTGGCACAGATTGGACTCCTGATATCACAGGGGCAACATTGGCAGCTAATATGGCTGCAAAGAAATGCTGGTTGCCACTCAACTTCCTGAAGATAGGCGACCAAATAATATCTTACAAAATAGTCGGCGAAATGAATGAAGTAGGTGCGGATGTCTGCACCTTCGATTGCAAATTGGTCAGTGTTGATAAAGGTGTCGCAGTGGGTACGACAAATGTGGCTGGTGGTGGAATAACGACATTTGAAGCCGATGGGATTTTTGATGAATTGGCTACGCTAACAGCATTGGAACCCGTAATAACCGATAAGCAATATTTATTGGAATTGCTGGGAACGACCTCAAATGCATCTACTACTGAGTTTATTAAAGTCATGGGTGCCGAAGTTCTAGTAAGGAGGCTAGTATGACTCATATTAATTTTGAGACTAAATCAGATAGAGAACTATTGGTACTCCTGGCTCAACAAGGTAATGAGACCGTTGACCACCTGGCAAAGTTAAATAATACAATCGCTAAGCATGAGCAGAGACTTACCATACTTGAAGTTACGCCGGGTTGCGATAGCACAAAGTCAAGATGGAAATCCAACTGGCAAACAATAACCCTGATAACTTCTATAATCGCATTGATTATCGTTGCGGTCGGCTCAAGAGTAAGTTGGTGGTGATAGCCTTAAAATAAACTAATATGCACCTGAGAAGCCCAAGAAAGCCCCTTAAACTTTATGGCATACATCTTACTATACCGACACCATTTTAACCCCGTTTTTGAGGTTAGTTTTTGTGACCTCAAGACGGGGAGACTTTTTTATTTTAATCCCAGCCTGTCAACAGGCGAGAAATTCTTATGATGCTTTACAGCCTCTTCACTGTCAATAGTCGCTGCGTATTTCCTGGTCATTGTAAGGGTGCTATGCCCAAGTAATGCCTGCACATAGAAGACATTAGCCCCTCTTTTTAGAGCCATTGTTGCGAAACTGTGGCGAAAGGTATGTGGCGAACATCTAACCCCTGATAATCCTGCTCGCTTGCCTAACCGGATAATCATTATCTGGATACCATTCCATTTCATCGGCTGGCGTTCTTCAGTCACCCACAGACAGGGCAGATTATCGTTTCGTTGGAGTAAGTATTTCAGGATCGCCTTCTGTGTTTCCCTACCGATGCGCACCATGCGTTCTTTGGCACCTTTCCCCATGACTTTGATTATCTCGCGGTCAAGGTCCATGTCGGCTAATTGGATGCTTGCTAACTCAGAAAGCCGGAGTCCAGTGTCCAGGAAGGTTAAGATGATGGCGCGGTTGCGAATCCCGAGAAAATTATTTTGGCACAAAGCAAGCAAATCATCTATATCTTGGGACTTGAAAGGCTTGATTAGTTCCTTCGGGACTTTAGGCGGGTGCATCCTGGACATGGGGCTTTCTTTAAGTATCTCTTCTTCGACTAGCCAGTTAAAGAAACGGTTGATGGTGCCGTAATAATCATGCACGGAAACCGGCTTGCATCTTTGCTGAGCACCCAAAAGGAAAAGGCGGACATAAGTGGCCGTGATTTCTGCTGGCGCGGTAATCCCCTCTTGCTCCAAAAAAGATACAAATGTTCCTATTTTTTGAGCATAGTCATTGACAGTTCGGGGTGAGAGATTATTCACCCGACAAGTCAATATAAACAGCTTTAGGTGATTTTCAAGGCTTCCATCATTCAGATGTGCTAGATTACGAGTATCTCCTATTTGAAATTGTTTGCTATTCAGATGTGCTACAGTCATTCATTTTCGGATACCCCAGGCATTTTAGCTACAAAATCGGGGTGAGAGGATTTGAACCTCCGACCACCTGAACCCCATCTATGAAGGCTAAAACCTAGCAGGGTATCCCTTCCCCTTTAAGATTCATCTCGTTTGGCCATAAGTTTTCTGATTAGCTCTTTGCTCTCTTCGTCACCTATTGCTGAGCCACCTAAATCACTGATACATTTATCCAACTCTGCTTTGTTGGGCCTTTCTTGCTTGAGAAGCTCTCGGGCAAATGGTTTTGTTCTATGTGCCTTCATTTGCATGTGAAACATAACAGCAAAAAAACCCAGCACCAAGAATGTTATTATGCCACCGATATAATTTGTGGCCATGCCGACTAAAACACTTATGACGACAATTACAAAAAATGCAATTATCTCTTTGTTACTCCATTCCTTATCTTTCATTTCAGCCTCTTTATGCACTCAATAACTGGGGCTATCTCCTGACATTCTTTAAGTTTATCCCTATTGTTATTATTCTCTAGCCACAACTCGTCGCCTACCTTTCGCAACCAGGCAACATAGACATCATCACCACTAAGGCAGAAGACCAGGATTGTCTCGCCGGTTCCGTTCTGTCCATCCCCAAAGAAAACGGCAGGGGGTCGGCCCAAACCTTTTGCCAGTGCCTCAGCTATTCTTAGGGTAATACTTTTAACCTTGTTACCCTCTATCTGGCAAATATACTCCCTGTCAACACCGGATCTCTTTGCCAGTTCCCTTTGGCTGAGTCCTGCCTTTAGCCTAAGCCTTCTTAAACGCTCACCAATCTTTTCTTCGTCCATAGTCTCTAGCTAATGTTAACCCTACCCAGTAATTATTTAACACCCTGTATAATTTTGCAAGTGTAGATATACTTTACACCCCACCTGAAAAAATGGGAAGGTATTATCTTCTAGAACATAGTTCTATTTCCATCTGTAATTTTCTCTACCCCTAGCTGAAGGTATGGTTTCCATAGCTACGCCATAGCTAATCTAGGGGCTTGACAAGTGTCAAGGGGGGGTATAGAATATCTACAGTAGATAAAATGAACAGGCGAGCTGAGATTATGATTCGATTAAAAGAGCAAGGTTTATCCTATGCACAAATTGGCGATGTGTATGGCATATCTCGGCAACGAGTGTATCAAATTGTTAGCAAAGGTAAGAAAAACTATCCAACAATGACAATAAAATCCCCCTCAACAGCTCCTAGAGGCTCAAGGAAGGGGATTAAAAAGGTTTTGCGTGGAATTACTAGGGAGAATTAGGAAATGGAAACTATAAGGAAACTAGAGATACGAAATATAAAACTAGCGATTGCCTTTGTTGCTCTGAATATCCTGGATGCTGCCCTTACCGTAGCAGCAATGAGTAAGGGCGGAGTAAGTGAATTGAACCCGATAATGAGGGACCTTTTAGGGCAGCCCGGATGGGTGTTCTGGGGATTCAAAATCGGCATGGCATTGATTTTCGCCTTCGTGCTTCTCATATTGTCAAACAGATACCCCCGGCAAATAAAAAGAATATTCGTCATTCTAATTGCTGCGATGCTGGGGATTTGCTTATTTAACATGATGAGTTTGTTATGAAAACAAAGACAAAGAACCGCGACTGCCCACTGATAAGAGGCTTGGATGACAGAATGGTAAAGCCTTTTAATGAGCGGCTTAGAACCGAAGCACAGGAGTTTTGCCTTAACAACTGCCCCCTGCCAAAGTGCTTTGACGAACTCTATCATCAGAAGAAGAAGCTAACCCATGCAGAACGCGGGCGCTTAGGTGGGTATGTAACCTTCAGCCGGTATGGGCATGAGGGTATGAGTGAGTGGGGCAAGAAGGGTGGAAGGTCCCGACTTCCTACCTTAGCAGTAATCAGGCAGCAACAGCTTCTTATAGCTCAATATAAAAAGGAGGGGAAGGATACCCCGGGCAAGTTGCCTAACAACCTTAAAGAGCTACGGAAGCTTCTGCGCCATGGGTCGAATGGTCATAAGCAAATACAAGAGGGAGCCAGGGGCGACCTCATCGCTTCTGGCTCCGGAAGGAGTTAAGGATTGCTAAAAACTAATTATATCACAGAAGAATAGAGACAGCAAGGCATTGATGTGAGGGAAGAGGGCGATCATATCTTAGAACTTCTCAAGGACGGAAAGGTTATTGCCCGATTCAGCCAAACAGAGGTCAAGGTGGACAATATCCTAAAGGAAGTGAAGGCAGGGAAGTATGGCAACTAAAAGATGGAGACCAAGAATACATACAAGTTGTGGATCAATACTCAAAGTCTACCGGCATCTTAGGTGGTTTGCCCATTTCCCCTTCCTTAGCCATGAGATTAACTGGTGCCGAACCTGCCAATGTAAGGTAGGAATAGGAGACTGGATTTGGGGGGAACGATGATTTACGAATGTTTAGCTTGCGGAACAACTTTTCACGAAACAGATCAAACTAATCAAGAGTATCGCAACGGGCAATGCCCATCATGCGGGTATGAAGATTTAAGGGAGGTAACTGATGGTAGAACAGATAACGAAGCGAAGTAGAGCACATATAACCTACAAGTTACAAGACGGCATGGCTGTGCCTGGTGTAACTACGATACTAGGCGTGTTGAATAAGCCGGCACTGGTACCCTGGGCAAACAAACTCGGATTGCAGGGTATTGACTCGACAAAGTATGTTGATGAAAAGGCAGCTATCGGCACACTGGCTCATCGAATGATAGCCGACTATCTCCGGAATGAAGAGACAGACACCAGCGAATACTCGAAAGTGCAGATAGACCAAGCAGAGAACGCGGTGCTGTCTTTCTTTAAGTGGGAGGAAACGCATCATATAACCCCGATACTGATTGAAGAACCTATGGTAAGCGAAGTGTTCCACTTTGGTGGGACGATTGACTGTCTGGGGCAGATAAACGGCAACTTGTGCCTGCTGGACTTCAAGACATCGAGAGGAATCTTCCCGGAAATGTTGATACAGGTAGTTGCTTATAGACAGCTTCTGGTTGAACACGGACACAAGGTTGACCAGGCAACTATCCTACGTGTCGGCCGAACAGAGGATGAAGGATTTGAGGAACGCCTTGTCAATGAACTGGATAAGCGCTGGCAGATATTCCAGCATTGCCTAGAGATTTATAGGTTACAAAGGGAGGTTAAATGAGAGAAATTAAGTTTAGGGCGTGGGATGATTATCGTAAGGCAATGTCTGATGAAGTTGATATTTATTGTGAAACTGGAATTATTTGGTGGGTTGCACAATGGAGAGGTGAAGATGGTGGCAAGATAGAGGCATTTGATTCCGATGGTAAAGGTAATTCTCTCATGCAATACACAGGACTCAAAGACAAGAACGGCAAGGAGATTTGGGAGGGGGATATTGTAATCTTCGTGCCAGGCTATTCATTCGCACTTGAGGATAAAGACACTTTCATTGGCTATGTCAAATGGATTGATGATAACGCTGGATTCTTTATCGCTCACAATCATTATGATGACTTAATGGATTTAGATGTAGTGGACAAAGTCATCGGCAACATCTGGGAAAACAAGGAGTTATTAAATGATAATAAAGGGGTATAAGCCAATTCAATTTCTAAATCAATGCAAGTGTCTGTATGACGCAGAAGACTTAGAAGATGCTATTAAATGGTATAGCGGTAAACCTGTTGCTCGCATAAAGCGAATTTTTATTTACGGCAGGTATCCAGCAGTTAGCATCTATGATGAAAAAATCCATATACACCGCCTACTAGCGATGTATTATGAGCAGAGAGATTTAGATTCTGCTGAATATATACACCATATAGATGGCGACCCCCTTAATGCACGCAGAGAAAACCTTGTAATTCAAGCAGCATCAGAACACCAACATAACGCAAACAAGGGGCGCAGGCAATCACCTGAACATATAGCTAAAAGGATTGATGCTACTACGAAAACTAGATATGGACATTCTATCTATGAGAACCCCGAACTAGTAAAGGAGGTTAAACATGGCTGAACGCAAGAGCTTAACGATAACACAAGTCGAAGAAATCAAAAAGGTCGGGGATAAGCAGATTCCCAAGCTGTCCTTTAAGGCCAAAGACGGAGATGGGGAATATTCGTACTTCACCTTCAAGTCTAGTCTCTTTGAACAGATCAAGGCAGGGCAGACAATCAATGCCGATGTAGAGACATCTACCCGGGAATATGATGGGAACACATACACGGATCGCAGGGTTGTTCAGATTTACCTTGACGGGCAACCAATAGCAGCGAAAAAGGGCGACTTCTACAGAGGGAAATCACCGGAGGAGCTGAACCAGACAGCAAAGTCAATGGCGCTTTCTTATGCCAAAGACCTCGCGGTGGCGAAGCTAATATCCCTAGAAGAGATAACCAAGTGGGCAGATACTTTTTATGTGTGGGTGAAAAAGAATGGGGGTGGAGCCGTTGAAAAGGCTCAGGCTAAAGGCTCATCCCCCGTAGTAAAGGCATCTGAAACTATTGACGAGGACTGGAAGGATATAGAGGAATCTTCTCTATCTGATAAATCTCCAAAACCACCTATTGGCAAGAAGGTCCAGAACATAGCGGAGTTAAAAAGCCTATTAATGAAGCACAAGATAGCTACCCATGAAGCCAAAGTAATCCTGAGCATCAAAGAGTTCGACGAATTAAAAGACCTCGATGAAGCCTGGGAGACGATAAAGAAGGCAAAAGGACTTGAATAAGACATCAACCTCGGGCGGGGGCATTGTCCCCCGCTCAGTAGGAGAAATAAAAAACAGGAGGGAACAATGGACGAAGCAGTAAAGCAAGACAAGGCAACAATGCAACTGGAGGAAATGTGCAAAGAGGATGAG